GGCGACGTCGACCTCGCCCCCCGCGCGCACCGCGCCCTGATGTTGGCCGGCCTGCTCCCGGGGGTGATCTGGTGAAGGTCCCCGGGTGGCTGTTGCGCCACCGCGTCACGGTCGAGCCGTACGACGGCGACAGCGCGTACGGCCCGACCTACCGCCCGGCCGTCGAGGTGCGGGCCCTGGTCGCCGAACAGACCAAGCTCACCCGGAACCGCGAGGGCGTCGAGGTCAAGTCGACGACGCAAGTCATCGCCGCGCCCGGCCTCGACTGCCCGGCCGAGTCCCGTATCACCCTGCCGTCCGGGCGAGTGACGAAGGCGATCAGCGTCGCCAACCACACCGCGCCCGGCCTACCGGTGCCGCAGTCCACGGAGGTGATGTGCGAGTGACGCAGCGTTCCCGCCTCCGGTTGAACGGGGCCGCCGTCATGCGCGGCACCCGGGCCGGCGCCGCCCGCGGCCTACGCCTCGCCGCCGAGCACGTGCTCACCGAGTCGCGCCGCGTCGTGCCGATCGAAGAGGCCACGCTCGAACGGTCGGGCGTCGCCACCGTCGACGAGTCGTCCCTCACGGCCGCAGTCAGCTACGACACCCCGTACGCCGTCCGGCAGCACGAGGAACTGACCTATCAGCACGACGCGGGCAGGACGGCGAAGTACCTCGAACGGCCCATGACCGAAGAGGCCGACACCGTCGGCGAGATCATCGCCGCTCAGGTGCGGAGGTCGCTGCGTGGCTGATGTGACCGACGGCGTCGCCCGGTACCTCGACGGCCTCGACCTGCTCGCCTACGACCCGACCGGCAAGACCGGCGACACGTTCGTCGAGCGCATGCCGTCGACCCCGGATGCCGCCGTGTGCCTGTCCCTGTACGACGCCGGACCCCCGGACGCGCGCAACGCGTACGACACCGTACGGCTACAGGTGCGCGTGCGCGGGGGCCCGGACCCGCGCACCTCCCGCGACCGCGCGTGGGCGATCTACAGCGCGTTGCACGGCCTCGCCGGCGTCGAGTTGCCCGACGGGACGTGGCTCATCCTCGCCGCCGCCCGCGGCACCCCCGGACCGATGGGCGCCGACGCCCAAGGCCGGCACGAACACGTCGTCAATTTCGACCTCGACGTGTCTTCCCCCAGCACCCACCGAACCGAATAGGAGGCCCCGGCATGGGCAGGCCCATCGACGCCCGCGGCTGGTATTTCGAGGTCGAGGACACCACGACCCCCGCCACGCCCGTATGGCACCGCATCGGCAACGTCAATTCCTGGTCGTACAGCCCGTCGGAGAACGAGGAGACGGCCGACACCACGACCAACGACAGCGAAGGCGCGTACGAACAGGACGTCATGCAGCGGGGCGCGACGCTGGAGGTCACCGGCCTTTGGTCGCAGACCGGCACCACCCGCGACCCCGGACAGAACTACATCGACAACACGTGGGCGTGGAAGCTCGGCAGCGAATCGCGCGGCCGGATGCGCTACCGCCACAAGTCGCAAGCCGACTGGACCGTGTGGGAGTGCACCGTTACGCCCGGCGAGCAGGGGGGCGAGCACAACGCGAAAACGTCGTGGGGCGCCACCTTCACCCGGTGTGGATTCCCGGACACCGAGCCCGTCACTGCCACCCCGGAGCCGTAACCATGATCGAGCAGCACGACGACCAGGCCCTCGACGTCGACCAGGCCGTCGACGACGTCGCCGACTTCGACGCGTTTTTCGCCGAGCAGGCCGAGCCGGAACGCCGCGGCGTGCCGCTGCGCCTGTACGGCCGTACCTACACCCTGCCGCCCACCCTGCCCGCGCTCTACATGCTCCAGCTTCACCGCGTCATGCACAGTGCGCGTCCGGAGGACATTCGACGTCTGCTCGGCTCGCTGTTCGGCCCCGCGGCCGTCGACGACTGGGCAGAGGCCGGAATGGACGACCGGAAGCTCGGCATCGTCTTGATGTGGGCGACCGCCAACGTCGCCGACCCCGGCTCGCTGAGCATGGAGCAGGCCGCCGCGGCGTACGACAAGCGCGAGGCCGCCAAGGCGGGAAAAGCCCCGCGGCCGGCGACGACGCAGAGGCCGAAGAACCGCCCGAAGGGCAAGGGGAAGGGTCGCAACTCTGGTCGGCGGTAGTCCGCCACTGGGGAGCGGTCGAGGCTGACCTACGCCGCGAGTACCAGCTCACCGCCGCCGAGGTCGCACGGCTCACCGTGCGCGAGTTCCTGGTGTGTCTGGGCGGCCTGTCTTCCGAGTCCCGGTTCGCCCGCGTGTGGCAGGCGACGCCGCGCGTCGTGACCGACCCCGACGAGATCGCACGACTCACCGGCAGGTGATCCGCACGACAACTGAATAGCGCGCCCCGCGGGGCGCCGATGGGGGGTGCAAAGTGGCCCTCACCATCGGCGAGTTGGTCGGGTATATCGACCTCGACGACTCCGGGGCACAGCGCGGGGTCGACCGGACCGAGGCCGCCCTCGCGGGTCTCCAGCGCGACGCCGACGGCCGGTTGCGCGACATGCGCGGTCGCTTCGTCGCGGCCGGCGCAGAGATGGGGGGCGCACTCGGCGACGGCATCGGAGGGGGCGCCGAGGAGGCCGGCCGCGGCCTCGCCGGCATCGGCCCGCTACTGGGCGCCGCGGCGACCAGTACCAAACTCCTGTCCGTCGGCGCCCTGGGCGCCGCGGGCGCCCTCGCCGCTGTACCGCTCGCCGTTATCGGTCTCGGCGCGAAGGTTCTCGCCGAGAACGAGCAGGTCAAGAGCGCATTTAGCGACCTGGGCGAGCACGTCAAGGGGCGAATGCAGGAACTCGCCGAGCCCCTGGTCAAGCCGTTCACCAACGCGGCCGGACAGCTACAGGGGATCTTCGACGACCTCGCCCCGCAGATCGGGCAACTGTTCGAGGGCGTCGCCCCGCTGGTCGAGCCGCTGGTCGACGGCATCGGCGCGTTGGCCAAGGGCGCCATGCCCGGCCTGGTGTCCGCGGTCGAGGCCGCGGGCCCCGTGATCGACGCCCTGTCGACCGGTCTCGGCGCGGTCGGCGACGGCATCGGCGGATTCTTCGAGGGCGTCTCCACGGGCGCCGACGGGGCCGCCGAAGGGCTCGGCGGACTGCTCGGCGCGGTAGGCGAGATCCTGCCCGCACTGGGCGGCCTGATCGGCACACTCGCCGAGGCCGGCGGGCCCGTCCTCGCCGCGGTCGCCAAGGCCCTGGTCCCGGTCGTAACCGGCCTCGCCGACGCCCTGGGCCCCGCGCTCGCCGCACTCGGCCCGCCGCTTGAGACGTTCATCGGCGCACTCGGCGACGCCCTGGTGCCGATCGTCGGCGAACTCGGCCCGGTCCTCGCCGCCCTCGCGGAAACGTTCGGCCTAGTCCTTGAGGGCGTATCGCCCATACTGCCCATACTGGGGCAGTTGATCGCCGCGGTCCTGCCCGTTTTCGCGGAGCTGCTGACCGCCGTTCAGCCGCTACTCGTCACCCTGGGCGAGGCGTTCGCGCAGGTCATGACCGCACTCGAACCACTGGTGCCGGTCATCGGCGAGCTACTGCTCGCCGCCCTCGACGCCCTCATGCCGATCATCGAGCCGTTGATCGGCCTGGTCGGCAAGCTCGCCGAGATCCTGGCCGCAGGACTCGCGCAGGTGATCACGTCCGTTGTCCTGCCGATCCTTCAAGCCCTGGTCGCGCTGCTGCAAGGCGACTTCGACAAGGCGTGGCAGCTCGCCAAGACAGCCGTACTCAACGCAGCGAAGCTGATCGGCGAGGCCGCCGGCAAGCTCGCCGAGTGGGTCGGCAAGGGGATCTCTGCCGCCGTCGACTGGATCAAGGGACTCCCCGGCCGCGCGTACAACGCCCTTGCACCGTTCGCCGGCCAGCTCGCCGAACGGGCCCGCTCCGCCCTGTCGTCCTTCAAGACCAGTGTGGTCAACAAGGCCAACGAGGCGATTTCGTGGATGCGCGGTTTGCCCGGCCGGATCTCCAGCGCCATCGGGAATCTTGGTTCGCTGCTGGTCGACAAGGGCCGCGACGTCGTGCGCGGCCTGCTCAACGGCGTAAAGAGCATGGGCGGTTGGCTCCGCTCGCAGTTGATCAGCTTCGCAAAGGACATGATCCCCGGGCCGATCGCCGACGCACTCGGCATCGCCTCGCCCTCGCGCGTCATGGCGAAGGACGTCGGCCGCTGGATTCCCGCCGGCCTGGTCAAGGGCATTCAAGGCGGAGCCGGCGCCGTCGACCGCGCCATGCGGTCG